TTTTTTATAGGTTAATAAGTAAAAAAACTGGGTTTCTGGGTACCGAGCCCCTATTTTGGGGTAAAACCCCTAGTAAACCGCATGTTCGCATGTACCCAGTTTGGTTTCAAAACTGGGTACCGTACCCAGTTTTCTGGGTACACCCCCGAATTTTGAACTCTAATATTTCTAATGTTTGCAATCGCAAAGTTGTTTTTTTGGCTCGGTACCCAAAAAACTGGGTACATTTTTCAAAACTGGGTACAAACTGGGTACACGATTTTACCCAAAATGTTAGCATTTCGTAACCTTTTGTTAACCTTTTGTTAACCTTTTGTTAACCTTCGGCCACCTACTCCACGAGCAAATGCCGCTTCAGAGAACGTCTTCTTCTCAGCAACCGCGGCCTTCACCCGCAAATCAATCGGGGCTTTAGAGGTCAGGTAATAGTACCACAAGTCTCGGTACTCGGTGTTCAACCTATCAATCCTACCAGCCGACTGCTCCATGATCTTGTACGAATAGTTCATACTCCAATACACAACAACATTCGTCGAGGTGCAATTCCACCCCTCAGCACCTGCCGTGTACTGCACAAGATACGCCCACTGCTCCCCCTCCGGCAACCTATCGTGCTGATGACCGTTCCACTCCCGAGTCTCTCTGCCGTCTTCACGAAGGATCTCACGAAGCAGGTCAAGTTCATAGTTGTAGTTGTAGAATATGATCATACGATCATGCATTGCCAGAATCGCTTCAAGCTCGCTTCGACGACTTAAATCCGTAGACACGATCCTCCGAAGCAGCTGACAAAGTTCACTCGCCGTCTCAATAGGACAGTCCTCGAACTCATTCCAGCGCTCTTTCCAGACGCGTTTATACCGCTCCCGGCTATAGTCAGCCACACAATACACATGATGTCGCTCAGTTTCGCGCTCGTACGGGATATCTACCAAGATCTTATCCCGCAACTGTTCAAGACGCTTCACTCCCACGAACCTATCGATCTGGGGGAAGTTCCTGAAGTTCTTGTATACGACATGCTCGCGCTTGAACTCTGTAATGTTTCGGTAGAATCCATTCGCGATAAATACGGGAGCGTAGTCCAGCCACGTGTCTCCCGGTGTAGCACTCAACAAGATCCACTGGTTCGACCGTGCGATCTTATAGAACGCCTTCACCCATGCTCCAGACCCCACAAGACGCTGCTCATCAAAGATGAAGAATGCGTTTTTGACGTCTTCGTACTTCTTGATGTTGTTCCAGCTGTCCACGTCAACCTGACATACTCCCTCAGACCCCTCTGAGAGGCCAAATATGGCCATCTCACGGCTCCATTCGTTTGTGTCCCTCTTTCTGGCTGTGGTGATGATTACGAGGCGCTTAGAATGGCGTATAGGCGCTTTGATTTCACCCCCTTCCAACTTACCATCACAGATTTTCGAAAAGAAAAAGGCTAGTGAAGTGCGAGACTTCCCCGTCCCGACCCCACCACAAAGGATGGAGCCAGGGCGGAGAGCCTCGATTGCACTCACCTGAGCCGGATATAGCTCAAGTTTCAATTGTTAGTCCTCGATAAGGTCGTCGATCCATCGGTGAATCAACGAGATAGTGTCAGGTAGCGGCTTAGGATCGGCCGCCTCGAGTTCATCCAAGTCCCACAGGATAGACTCCTCGTCAACGGGGGACGGCTCCCAATACCAAGCGGTCTTGAAACGGGTCAAGAGACCTGAAACAGACTGTTCGGGGTCGAGATTACGCCAAGCAAGCGTCGCCATACCCTTGAGAATGGCGGCCTCGACCTCTGTAATCAGCAGACCGCTGTTGACTATATCCGAAATATAGCGGAATGCATTCTTTGACTGGGCAGTTTTGTCGTCTATGGTGACGGCGGTGTAGGTCATGATTCTGTTCCAAACAATTCGTCTATCAGTCCTTTATCGAGATACGGATCATACCTCTTGAAATCGTCTCGCGTGAGTGCAGCAGGATTCAGTTTCGCGATACGCTCAAAGAGGTTATGCATGTATTTGGGATACATGATTGGTTCTTCGACTTCCAACTCGCGCGCAGCGTTGACATAACCTCGAATATACGGAACGTGGTCTAGAGCCCCCTGTAAAATGAAGCCCGCCCGATGGTGGCGTTCGCTAGTGTTTACGCGATAGAGCAAGCTGAGCAACATTTGATAATACTCGACCGTATGGTTGGAGTCGAACATGGGCTTTTTGAAGAGTTTGGTGAGAACTTTCCATGCCCGACTAGCCACCTTCCGACACGATGGACATGCGTTCTGTCGCATATTAAACCTTTCTGGTAGTGTAGATATCAGACTTCCTCGTACTCTGCGTATTTGCTGGACAACCCTTCGACAGCCGTGTAGTAGATCTCCTCGAGATATGCTTTGACGCCGGTGTTGCCGTTGACTTCCCAGACGTAGGGCCGCACAACGAGATCAATGTTCAGCGGTGCCACGCGGTCCAACACTCCAACAGACTGCGCGTCCAGAGCCATCTTGCGGCGCCCCTGGATCAAGAAGCACAGCGGGTCGACACCACGAGCCTCAGGGTGCGACTTGAACTTCACAGTCACAGCCAAGTGCGCTTCTTGTGGGTCTTCCGGGTGACGCCCTTCGCGCCACTTGATCTTCCACCCCTCTTCCTCAAGCTGGGGGGCTAGATCTTCGGGAATAACAAGGGTGAAATTTCTCTGACCGGCCGGATTATACATCCGTTCCTCGCCGGAAAAGTTCTTGAACAGTAGGCGAGCGCCCTCGATAACGATGGGTTGGGGCCGTTTGATTCCTTCAGCCATTTCTTTCTCCGTTTCTCAGTTTTCTGATTTCAGGATTGCTTTGATGTATTTGTCATACCCGCCATACGGGTTTGTACCAAAACCTAGAGGCTTGTGTACCTCTTTAGCCTGTGCAAGATACACACAAGCCACCTCGAAGTCACCGTCCAGAAGCCGGATTGTTGCATCATACAACAGCAAGAACGCCTCAACGCCAAGCACTGCAACAGTTCCGTCTTCCATATCGGAGTGGTGGAACGGGTGCCAGAGCGATGCCAGAAGCAGAATATCGGTTGCCAACTCGCGGTAACGCTTAAGCGTCGGGTTAGTCACACCATTCGATACTAGGTCATTCTTATGATACTCCAGACGTACCGCCATACGATCAAAGTATTCCAGTCGTAGTACAATAATAGCCCTCTCGCGGCGACTCAGGTGCGGTTTACACGACTGCAAGATGGAATCGGTAACCTGTGCCCGTTCGATCTGGGCCAGCTTGATGGTCATTTATTATCCTTTCGAATTTTCGTGCCTGACAGAAGAGCGTCCATAAACTCGCTCTGCCAAACGTCTATAGCAATACGGTCGTCTGGCGTTACGAAATATTTAATACGCCGTCGTTTAGTTTTCGTGTCCACAAAACTCAGTAGGGTCGGTCCACTTTGCGATAGTATCGCGCGCTTTGTCGGACAGGGCTCTAAAGTACGAATAATCGATTGCCCCATCTAGACCTACTTCTTTCATTGTTTCCGCCTCCACGAAGCGGTACCCCTTGGTGCCCGCCAGGGCGGAGAATTTACCGTCCTTCTCCCGCCAGAGGGTTCCGCCTCCCTGGATCACGGGAACAAACGCTCCAGAGCGTCCAATATAGCGCATCTCAGGTTCTTCATCGGTTCCTGTGTTCATGTGGATGGACGTGGTTACGGTCTTCTTGATTGTGACGTCGTCGAACTCCAGTGGTTCTTTACTAAACAGCGTCTTGAAGACATACGGGTCAGCGAACTGAGCCCCAGTAGCGTGCCACACACCGTCATAGTCGCGAGCGATATATACCGCATCATTCACAAGGCACATTCGCTCGTAACGATCCTCAACCTCGAACTCGTAGCCGTACTTCTTGCCGAACTCAAATATAAAGTCGCGAGTGTCTTGAGACGGCTTCGCAACCTTGATCGAGTCAGTCTTGACGTGCAACACGTGTACGCCACGTTCCTCGAGAGCCTTGACGAGGTCCACCATAAACAGGGCACCGCGCTTGGCGACGATGTTATCTTTGTTACGAGGGTCCCGGAATGGATTGTCGAAGTGTGCCGCCGTGAGACCATACACAATGTTGATCACGATCTTCAAGGCATAAGCTAGATCATCGAGCCCCTCTTCGTCATCCAGGAACGGCGCAAGAGCCCCACCCAGAAGCGTTCGAGCCTTCTCAAGCTCACGGTGTTTGATAGCAAGACGAGCCTCTTTGATGTCGGAGTAGTTCTTGGTATACGGCCCAAACAGATTCAACTGCTCGATAGACGTAGGATGCATAGACGCGACGTCGAACACTTCAACATCGTAATATACGCCCGGATCGGCCATAACCAATCCACCCTCGCCAGTCGTGATGCCGCGGTAGGTCGATTTGCCGAACTTGTACTCGTACCCCGGGAACTTTTCTGAGAGGTCGGTGTAGACGAACTTCTCGTTTGCGTTCTTGTCGCCCTCGAACAGGATCTTAGCGGTATGCTTAGCCGTGGGATCATTGACTGACAATCCAGACAAAGCCGCAAGGATCTTACGAGCTTTGAAGTCTGCCGACCTAGCATAGAACACTGCTTTGGTAGCTTTGACGTCGTTAATACAGTACGCCGCGACCTTCTCCCAAAGTTCTTCATGAACAGGCTCGTCCCATGGCAGCCCAAGCTCGAGGTGATGAATGCCAAGGTCCAGCTCAAATCGCTTGAGGGACTGTTTCAGTGAACTGAAGTCGTAAATATCGCAGTACGATAGTCCGAATGCCTCACGGAAGTAACCGCCGCTCTCATTCGTAACGATACGCTGGCTTAGACGATACAAGCGCTCGTTGTCATAGCCAAGGTAGCGGGCGTAGAGAATATGATTGTCGTACTTCCGGTTGTTGAATCCAACAAGGCGCATCCTGAGCAGCGGTTCAATCTCAGACGGCGACGGATTGATCATGGTGACAGCCTGATCGCTGTCTTCTCGCTCCCACACAACCACGAAGAGGTTTGGGAACACCTCAACGTCGTAGAATACGATCGGGTCGTCGGTCGGTGGATCTGCGGCTTCCTCGTGTTCGGATTTGTACGGGAACTTCATAGCGCGTTCCATGCACTCTTTCGAGTGATTTGACGAGCTAGCCGCAAACATGATAACGTCCGACTCGAGACTTGATAGGTCGTACTCCACACCAGAGTTGTACGCCTCAGTCAAGATCTTCTCTATAAAGTCAACGTTCGGCTTCGTGGCTGAGTGAACCTCCTTGCGCAGCGCCTTCTCGATCGAAGCTCGCATAGTTCGCTCATTCGTTACGATGTCATTACGAATCACCTTCTGTTTCCTTTCCGGCAACCCTCCGCTTATTGGCGAGATAGGTAGCCCGTTACTGTAGCCGAACCGACGCCTCAGAGATGAGTTGCCGCGGAAGACCTTGACCTCGATGCCGGGTTCATAGTCTTGCGCAAGCTTAGAACTATCCCCATGGTAAATATAGTGAAGATGGATACCGTTACCACCTTGCGAGTACTCAGCGTACGTGGCCGGCCATTTAGCAGCCGCCGCCAGGTTTAGGTCTCGGTCTTTCTCGCCTCGCTCGTTCTTCAGGTCGAAGTCTATGACAATATGATTCTCTCCAGGCTGAAGGTAGTGTAGTTCTCGCTCGTCAATATCGACAAGCTTGGTTGTTACTTCGCTCCATCTTCTAGCGGGTGTACCAGCCTCAGACGCATATTGGGCCGGACAGAGTCCGCAGATATCGCTAAGCCCGGAGACACGTGAGTCCAGGACCAACTTCCTCGGCGCGGACGTCTTGCCATGGCGCCTCTCCAGCTTCTCTACACGGAAGTCATAGTAGACATTCCTGCGACGGTCATCTCGGCCAAGCGCTCTTTCACGGAAATCACCAAAGTATTCCTTGAGTTCTTCCTGGAAGCGGAAACGAGGCATCTTGAACTGAAGTCCAGTCTCGTCGACGTACTCCTTATACCAGTCATACGCCTGCTTAAGCGTCAGACCGTCATCCATCTCGAGGATCTGGTCAGAATATGACCTGACATAATCGAAGAATGGGTCCGTCTGCTCAATCATCGCCATTGGGACGTAATCGGAGTAGTAGTCCTTCCCGAGCTTACGAAACACCTCCAGGCAATGCGCCGCAATCCCGCCCAGTTCGAACGGTAGGCGGGCTACGGCCTGGTGGTACTCAGCTACGGACAGACGCTTGCCCGTTGGATGAACGTCAATCAGTCGTCGAATAATACCCGACTTCGCATCGGTGATCTTCACAGGTCGGTTGGTACCCATGAAGAGAAACGCCCGGAGTTTGATGTCTCGTGGAGACTTGAACTTCTCGTTCAAAGTCATGACGTCGTGCCCCACGATCGAGTTCAGCTTGGTGTTGTCCTCGATACGCGACAGGTCACCATCGTGCTGAATACCGACAAGAGGATTGTTCTTGAACACCTCTGTGGCGAATGCCTGACCATTAGCGCCAAGAGCTTTAGCTTCGAACGTAGCTACATAACCTTGGAACAGTTGTTCGATCAGGTTGATGATGGTCGATTTACCGGTTCCAGCTTGACCATAGAAGACCAGGAACTTCTGAATATGACGGGCCTCGCCAGCAACGATCGCCCCGATCGCCCACTCGAACTTCTCGCGTTCTTCGGACGTGTAGAGTCGCTGTACGAGCAGATCGTAGCTAGGCGTCTCCTCAGGAGCCACGGTGTACGACAGAGCACGAGTTGCGTAGTTTTCCCGCTTGCGCTCATCGGTTGCCCATGTCAGCTCGCCGTCGAGGTCGTGGAAGTGATCAGGCAAGCTTCCAAGATAACGCCTCCAGCTACTCCAAGCCTGGGAACTGAAGTCTTGAAGTGAGTGAACTGAAATATAACCGTCTTCTGGTGCCGTGAGAGTGTCAGCATAAGCGTAGAGCTCGCGATCGATCAATTCGCGTGCCCTATATTCGTCTGTAGACCAGAACCCCGCCTCTTCATCCCAGATAGCGAAAAATTCTTTCCCGCGCACCATCAGATCACGGGAGGGGAGAACGGCGAACGCCGGAAAGACCTCGATGATGGTCTGTCGAGCCCCTCCGACGTTCTTCTGCTTCTCCTTGTGACGGACCTGAACAAAGTCCATTATAAACCTCCTAAATCAGGTCCGTTCTGTCAAGAATGTAGTCGCCAAGTTTGGCCCAAAGCGAACGACCCGGTGATGCGCCCTGCCAGAAGAACCCGCCTTCGCCATAGGCAGCAGCAATAAAGAGTTCTTCAGCATAGCCTTCATCCCAGTCTTCATCGTTCAATACGTCCAGACCAGCGACAGCTAGAAACTCCCAGAACCAGCCAGCCATAGACTGCTCGGCGTCGGTACCGGCAGCCAAGAAGTCAGCATGACCAGCCAGCTCCAGGAGCACTTCAAGCCACGTCGGCTCCCGCCAATGTGACAAGATCCCTTGTTCCCGGGCCTGCCAACGTAGTTCACTGACGGCGTCCCGTCGGTTCTCATCGTCAACACAGCCCGGAACGAATTCTTTACGCGCTAGGAATTCGATCAAAAGCCAGTACGTCTGGCTAGGATCAAGGTCGTCGGGATCTGCGACCTTGCCATAGAGCCAGCCAAAATATGGACTGTCTCCGACCCTCACTCTCCGAGGACGTACTCCTTATACGAGTAAGGGACTGCTTGAATCTCGTAATCGACACCCACGTCTTCATTGCGGACAAACATCGAGTCGTCAGCTTCGAGTTCTCGGTACCAAGATCCGATGAGGGCGTCTGGATCGGGGAGCATCTCCTCGTCAACCGAGGCGACGACTCCGTCAATGGTGTAGTAGAGGAGGGTTTCGGTCTCGGGTTGAGGGGCTTCGATGAACTCGTCCTCGCTGAGCTGGCGAATACCGGTTCCAGTCCGGATGACCTCAATATCAGACTCGTCTGAAGTAGTGTCGTAGCTTTTGGAAAGTTCGGCACTTTCGTCCTCCACGTCCTTCACCTCCTCCCTTTCAGGCTCCCCATCAACGGGGGCAGAAGGAGCCTCATGGAGCTCCTTGTAGCGACGCTTAAACTCGGCGACTTCTTCAGCCACCTGCTCCTCTACAGCGTCGACGTCAGGCTTGCGGATGGTATAGCCAATGACAACGCCAATAACCACACCCGCCGCGCCGGCCAGAACATGCTTCCACACAAATACACCTCATTCAGAGAAGATCGTAAATTACACCGTCGACATTGAAGTCCAATACGACAGCATTTTCATCGCCCGCCAAATATGCACGAGCGGAAGGGGTCTCACCGGCAAACACGCCGAAGTCTACGTAGCCATCACCGGGCTCACGCCCGAGCTCAACCGCTCGCTTAGCGATACGCGGCTTGGAGTAGTCCTTGATCCACCCTACAAGTGCCCCCTCCTTGGTAATTGGGAGACCCAGGGCTTTGTAAACATCGTTCAAGAACACCACACCACGAACATCGAGCTCGCGATTGAAGTGGTTCTCGAGACTACGCAACGTCAGGAACTGCATGTCTCGGTTGTTGCACCATTCCATGGCGTTCTCATCCCAGAGGCGGGAGTAGAGAGAAGCACTCATCCACTCGCCGGTAGACGGAACATGGTAGTAGGTGACAGTCGACTCTTTGGTCCCGTCCTCGTGCTTGATCTTGGATTTTTTACCAACGACTTCGAATGCAAACTTGCTGTCGGCGTCCTCGCCAAGCTCCTCACGAACCCGCGAGCGGTATTTCTCGAGCGCGCTCTGAGCAGTCGCGGCCAGCGAAGTCATAGCCGCAAGGCGACCCTTGAGAATCCCGGTACCCCACAGGATGGAACCGACAGAGGCCGCACCAATCAGAACCGACGGGCCGTAGATCTGTGTGAAAGACCAGACGCCCTTACCGATCAGCTTGCCGTAGTCCTTAGCGCGCTCCTCCTTTGGATAGTCCTCTTCGCTTGCGACTTCGGTAGCCTTCTTAATGGCCTCATGCTCGGACTTGAGCATGTTGCTGGCGGCCTGGTGCCAACGAACTCCGCGGCGAACGGCCAGCACTGCGCTCCCGACGAGGCCGACAACACCCGCCCCAATCAAGATCTCAGGCGAGCGAAATTTCACGCGGTTGACCGCGGTGGCGAATAGCGATTTGATACTCACTTGTACTCGATACCCTTCCATAGAGTAATCACGGTCATTGCGGGCAATTCAGTCACCTGGACCGCTCGACCTTCATAGTCTGTTACTTTGTTCTTATCTCGGACGGTGACCGACGGTTGTTTCAGCCACGTCTTTATTTCCCGCAGGTCATACTTGACTTTACGGTTTAGGTCGCCTATAACTGTACCCTGGTAATCAGCCCCACGAGCAACAAGCGCTTCGGCCTCATCCCAGATTTCGCCTCGTGGATTATTCACGATCAGCGTTTTGGTGCGTTCTCCCTTTTCGGCGCCTTCGATAGTAAGCCTCGCGTTTTCGGAGTGAACTGTGAGATTACACCACTTGTCGTTCATTCCGTAGAGCCTAGCATAAAACTCAGCGACTTGTTCCGGACATGCGGTACTTCTGTCGGGTTTGTCTTTATGGCGGATCGAAACGCTCCACCAACCGCGGTTGTAGTACGACTCATTAAACGCCCGCATGTCGTCCAACTCTTGCAGTTTATCGAGGATACGCTGGAGTTCTTGACCATAAAATGCGCGATCGAATGCTCGACGGAAGGTGTGTTTTTTGTTGTACTTCGGTACGATTTCCACGTCCCATGCTCCGCACTCCGCTTTGATTGCGGCATCATCCTCCGGAAGACAGTAGTAAATAACTCTGTCGAGCTTTTCGTAGGTTCTAACGATTTCGTACGTCTTGTCGGTCATGACGCCCTCTCTTCGTATGTGGCGATGTAGAAAAACGACTGTTCGCCAATGTAGCCGCGTCCGTGAACTCGTCCATAGCCGCTAAACGCTGCTCGCATCTGGTCTTGGATATCCGCCCATGCTGTGGAATTCGTCGGCGGAATAAGAGTGGCAAACCTGCCTTCGACGAAGCGAATCAGAACCGACACCTCGCCATCAGTGAACATATAATTCGAGCTGGTTCCGCCGATCTGAATCAGGCCCTTAACCCGCGTGTCAAACCAGTGATACAGCTTCTTCCTGTCCGTATCAGTCATTGGATTCTCCTTATGGTCCAGCTGTACGGAATATAGTTGCAGTACCCGACGCCACGAACAGGACCATCGGTGAATAGACGTATAGCCTGATAGCGCGAGGTAAGCAAGAACCACGGCATAGTCAAGAAGTGAATCTCTACGTATTCGGGTTTCCCACCAGTGACGTCCACGACTAGTTCGTAAGTGCCATCATAGTATATCGCATTTTTAAGCTCTCGTCCTTCGACGAGCTCGCTAACCGCAAGATCGATATCGTGCCACAACTTCCATCGTTCAGTGAACGCACTCAATTCCGCTCACGCCTCTTGATGACGGTGATATCGATACGGTCGAGGTGTTCGATGACACATATAGACTCTGGGTAGACTGTCTCGAGCCTACTGATCGCATACTGCCTGTCTGCCTCAACCATGCCGAGACAGTCGATTTCATAGCGCTTGTTGCTCATTCTTGGTGCCCTTCTTAGCTTTCGTTTGTGCATTCGCATACCCAGAGATCGTTAAATTCGTTTCGGAATACGCGTTTGTATTCATACATACCGGTGTCGGCCTCGTATGCTGTCAGACAGGCGTGCAGTCTCTCTTTAATGTATTCTGGAGCTGGCAGCACCGCAGTCGAGCACCCATCGGCCGAGGTGACTTTGATATTCCAGTCTCCCGCTTTGTAGACTGACGGCATGCGAATACTGTTTATAAGCGCGATTAGTGCTTGGTCTAGCACATCTATAATGTGCTCACTAGCAGCAGCTTTAAACTGCATCATCGCCTCGTCTCGATAGTGATTGGCCGTGGAAGGTCGAGAATATAACCGGCTCTGGTTCGCCTAATGGCCGCAGAGCCAAGTCGTTCCCAACCCCAGTTGTGATCAGGGTGATCGGTGCTGATGCCAGCCAGGTCGTAGAAGTCGGCCACAGTAGCAACGCCGTATGCATCGATCAGATCCATCAGCCGCTCTAGAACCAGATCGGCCTCGGCTCGATCGTTAAAAACCACCTCGTCGAAATTGTGCTGCGTTTTGGCTCGCACAGAAAGCTCTCGACGTGGATCTCGCACAGAGCCATCGGTACGGCCTCGAGAATATGACGTATAGTCAGTTCTGTGGTTGGCCGCACGAGAGTTGACCTGGTATCCGCGTCCATCCCCAAACAAGGCCCGGTTGACTGTAGCGGCAACAGCGTCTTTCAAATTCGGCACAATGACGTCGTAGACAATATAGTCAAGCAGTGCCCTGCCGGTCTCTGCGACAAGGGCGCCCTTAAGCCTACCGAGCCCGTGAGAATTCCTCTGCTCGAGGCGTGCTTGGGCTACGGGTTTGATTTGTTTCTGCTGCTTACTGTTGTGACTGTTGGACGGAGGGAGATCTATTTGGGCCATCTTTTCAAGCTCCATTCGTAGGTTTCGTTTCTCATACCCATAGGGGCATACCAGACAGACTCGATGTACTTATCGTGAAGCCCTCGAATCTTGATTGTGGCGGTTGCGTATTTATCCGCCACAACATTTCTCGCTCTAGGCTTCATCGTCGGCCAGACCTCAAAAGTCCATGGGCCATCGAGAAATATGACAGTACGCTTGCTTGGTTTGAGGTCAAACAGCTCACCGGCGAGCTTGTTTAATACTTGGGTAGCAGTCTTGTGGTTCACTCGTCATCTCCGATACCAAACGTCTGAGAAGCCACAGCCATGCAGATACTGAGCAAGGCCGCGAAGCCGAGGATTCCGACGACAATCATGAAGATGGTCTGGCCAACATACACAATGAAAGACCTTTCTGGTAAAATTGGCTCGGTTGCATACCGAACCTGCAAGAAGAACGAAAACCCTACCACTTGGGTAGGGCGAGAGAGGTTCAGCGAATGACTTTCGGCACGAAGCTGAAGGCCTTTGAGAGCAACGGAGTCGCATGTTCGGCAGCCACGATCACGAGGATACCGGCGATAGACGCAGCAGCACCGATGATTGCGTCCTTGCTGAGAGGCTTCTTGGCGGGAGCGATGCGCTCCTTACAAGCAGCCAGTCGGTCAAGGTCTTGAATCATCTGGTGATACTCGTCATACTTAATATCTTTTTCGGTCATGGTGCGCATATGCGCGTCGATTACGTCGTCAATGGTCGGCGTTGTGTCAATAGCGTCAGACATGGTTTTCCTTTCTGTCACTATAGGACCTGATTATAAAGGTCAGTCCAAAGCGGCTAGTATGATAAGCATGATTGCGCAAACGACATACCCGACAATTAAAATTGTTTCCAATACTGTCATTACATTCCTCGCGGATGAACGAAAACCCTACCACTTGGGTAGGGGTAGAGAGGGTTAGGCTTTCGGTTCGATCACTCGTCGTGAAGCCCAATCAACGAACGTTCCCGCAGCATATGCAGCAGCCACGATGCCGAGCGCTTTCCACTTGCCATGGTCGCCTTCCTCATTTTCGAGGTCGGCTCGCGAGGCGAGGTATTGTACTGCGACACAGGAGGCCACCGCTCCAGCAACGGTAGCGATGAGATTGGTCTTGAACGAGTACTTGCGAACTTGTTCCAACATTATAGTTCCTTTCTGTCAATATAACCCCAGAAAATATCACTCAGATGCCGAGGTCTTTGCCTTCTCGACGACGTCCTTGGGGAGAATCCCAAGCAGGAACTCATCAATGGCGTCAGGAGTGCTAAACATCCACTCGATGACTTCGTCCATGGCTCCCCCGAATTCAAAGTCCGAGGTAATATCAACGTCCTTGACGAACCTATTACCACGACGCTCACCGACAGCCCGACGAAGGAGCTCGGCAATGGCGACATAGACCTCAGGTACAGACTGCGACTCGGCGGTCTTGGCCAGGAACTCTTTAAGTTCGCCATTGAACTCGGAGTCCCATTTAATAACCTCCGACTTTGTCAGGTGAAACCAATAGGTGCGCTCTTCAGCTCCGTCGAAACCATCGACAGTGACTTTCTTCGAAATCATGTATGTTGTCCTTTCAGTTAAAACGAAAACCCTACCACTTGGGTAGGGCGAGAGAGGTCAGACGGTGAGAATGGCGAGATACTCGCCCCGTACACGAGCGAGTCGGCGCCTCAGGCGGGCGGCTTCGGAAGAAGACCGAGGAGCGAGCAACTCCAGCAACATGTCGATGGCATCGATGTCGCTGAAGCAGACATGCTCATCAGCCCTCTTTTCCAAGCCGTCCACGAGAGTGTCGAGAACGTCAATTGTACGGAAGGTGAGGTTGGTGTCGATCATTTTCAGATTCCTTTCTGGTCATTATAGGGTCTGAAAATAAAACCCTACCACTTGGGTAGGGTCGACGGAGGGGTGTCTAGATGGTCACTCGGCCGTTTCTCCCTCAATCACGAGAGGGTCTTCTCCAGCCTCGAGCTGGGCGTTCGTGCGCTGGGTGATCAGCTGCGCAGCAAGCACAACAGTCGTCCCGGCGATAACGCCCGTAACAACGGGGTGGGCAGCGACCCACTCGCGAATACGGGTGAGAACGGGGGTCTTAGTGGTTTCGTCAGACATGAGATTTCCTTTCTGTCATTATAGGGCTTGTAAATATGACGCATCAGCGCCCGTAGACTTTCTTGTGGAGGTCTTTGATACGAATCCACATGTGGCGAACCAGGGTCTCGGCGTAGTGGCGACTCTCCCAAGGATATGACGACATCAGGGTTCGCATCTTCGTGTGGTGCTTCTCGGCCATTTTGAGCTTTTTGCAGAGGTCGGGCACGACGTTCGCGACCCACCAGCCGGTGCCGTGAACACGCTGGATAGAATGTTTGGCGTAGAGGGCTTGCTCAATGGTGAGCAGGAAATATGCAGCGCACGCCTCGAGATCGCTAAACTCGGTCGCGATTGTGGTATCAGTAGAGTCTGTCATAGACATGTGATGGCGCTTTCTGGTAGTCGAGAACGATGTATGGCCGTCCGTCTGCTGTGAGGTCGGCGGAGAAGGACGGCTCGATCAGTGAATCGGTGTTCCATCCGACGTCATCGCCGTAGCGAAGTCGCTCCAATCCAAGAGCGTCGTAGAGGTCGTTTAGGGACGCATAGAAGTTGCTGTTAATCTGTGCGTTGACGTCGTTTACCGCTCCTCGAACGTCCTCCATAGAAGCGATGAAGTATCGGCCGGAATATGCTTCGAAGCAGAGCTGAGAACCCTCAGCGAGATCGTCGGCAACGAGTGGCGGATCCATTTCTCGAGCCACAGGACGTGCTGCTGCGTTTTGAATCTCTTCACGCAGCTGAGGAGTAGCGACGTCTTTGACTGCGGTCTTGAGCTTGTTGAGCTGCGTCTCGACAACGGTTGTTGCTGCCGCGATCGATGCGACTCGACGTCCGAGGATGCCGTGTAGACCGATCACACAAGCAGAGGTAACAGCAGCCGTAGAAATCGCTGGGACGAACTCTTTCCAGGTCAACTCGACCTTGTGTTTGAACGCCGCATCGCAAGCCTCGTTGCGGATCAGAATATCCTGCGCGCGAAGAGCCCCCTTAGCTGTGAGCATAGCCGTCACAGCAACGCCGACAAGCGCACTGCCCGTGAGGACAAACGGGGTAGCGTCCCGAATCAGTCGTTTCCAGTTGATATTCATTCAGGAATCCTTTCGTCGAGCCAGTTGAGAATTTTTGTGCGGTCGTAATGATTGTCGTTCTTGGCGATCGAGAATGCGAACGTTTTAGCCTTACTAATCTGGGCGTATGTTGCTATCATTTTGAACTCTCCGAAATCGTCGTTGTCCTTAGAGAGTCGCTGGCGGATGAACTCGCCGTCACAACCTCTCTTTTTTGAGTCGTTGCTCGCATATAGCAGTAGAACTGTACGATAACGGAACATCGCTAGCCGTGCCGATACGGGATCGCCGATCATAACGTAGCGCTTATCAGAATCGAACTCGAGGTCGTCTTTCACGAACGCGTATCGCCATAGGTCATCATGAGTGACGTAGTCTCGAACATACTCAAGCTTACCCGCCTGTTCCATGCTGCGAAACTCGGAAGGTGAGATCCACCCCTTATACTCGTCGCGTTCACCAGGGCGCTTGGGCCGGGTGGTGATGCTGCGAATCCAGGTCCAGCCTTTGCTCTCTAGAGTTCTAGCTAGTGACGTCTTACCACTGCAAGTTCCACCGATCAAATATAGCACGTTATCATGCATTGTGATTCCTTTCTGGTATAGGCTTAGATCAGAGAACCTTAAGGGTCACCTTGTCTCCGGGGTTTGCCGGCTGGTCGAGCGTCAGCTGAGCATCGGCTCCCCCGAGCTTGACGGTGCCATTCGTACCGCCGTCCTTGGCGTTGTAGTCGGCCTTAGACAGGCCAAGCATAACGCCCAGGAATGTACAAACCACGGTGATGCTGGTTGCGAACTCACCGGAGAAACCCCACCCCCAAACGGCAGCGAGTCCTGCATACAGTGTGGAGACTGCCGGGAGTCCGATGAGGGTCGCCCACTTGCAGACGTCGTATGCGCCGGACGAGAGCCAGGTCTTAGGGGTCTGGCGGGCGGCCTCGACAGCGGCGGCGAGCTCTTCGTCAAAAGCGTGCTTCGGTTCAGACAATCTGAATCCTTTCATTTGAGGGAATCGCGGAGAAGGCAGTACGCAGCGTAGCACCAAACCGGGCCGACAACAATACCGACGAGGTTGAAAGTCACAACACCGGCGACCACAAATATAAGCCCGATCAGAGCGAACAGGAATGCGAAAACCATACCCGCAGGGTTGTAGTAAAACATTTTGTTCCTTTCAAGTCTAAAACGAAAACTCTACCGCTTGGGTAGAGTGTGGAGAGAGGTGTCAGTTTCGGTATTCACGCCACAGAGTCGTAGGCCACTTATGCGTAGCCATGCGGCAGGCAGCAGCGAACCACAACGCGGCCAACGCCCAGGAGATGGGGTTGAAGGTTGCGATTGCCGCCAATGCCCACATGGCAAAGATAACGGCGAGGACAATGCGGAGAGGGTTCTTGGTAAACATTTTATTCCTTTCTGTCATTATAGGGGCTGTTAAAAAAACCTACCACTTGGGTAGGTGTTGACGAAGATGGTTAGAACAACTTCCCCATCTCGTACTCATCTTGAGCCTTGTATGCGCGGGCTGCGATAAGGCAGCCAACGATCACAGAGGTCATAGCGAGAACGATGGTGATAGTGGTGTACATGGTTATTCCTTTCTGTCATTATACCGTCTGAAGAAAAAAACCTAGCACTTGGCTAGGTTGAGAGGTCAGGCACGAGTCAGAACCTTGATTCTTTGTCGGCGTTTAGCCGTGTCTTCCTCATGTCGGTCAAGCAGGGTGTCGGGCATCACATCGCACCCTGCCTCGAGATAGTCTCGGGCAGTTTGGGCGAGGCGAAGGGCATCGATCACCATGATACGGTGAGTGAGGATGACGGCTTGTTCGCGGAGAGTCTTATCAAGAGCGTGCATGATAGTTCCTTTCTGTCACTATATGCTCTGTTATTTAGTCGTGTTTGTTGTGGATTGGCAGCTTAGCAACCTCGTCTGCGATTTTCTTAGCGAGCCCGTTGCCTCCGAGTTCGACATATGGTTTATATAGGTACTCCAAAAAACCCTTGTATTCGTCCTTGGTGAGCCAGCCGCGCTCAATGTAACCCATTCCAACATGCGCGATTCGGTCATAAGCCAGTCCTAGGAGTAAATGTGTGCGCGCGTCTTTGTCCGAGTCCCGCCGGGAGAGATATGCCCAAAAACCGGCGGATGCGAACACCGCGCCGAACATAGTCCCCCCGACTTGAACCAGCAGTGGGAGCATATCGTGCGGCATGACTCACGCTCCCAACAGAATATAGGGCCGCCGCCCCACACCGGTCTGCGATACCGTCCAACCGTCAGAGCGACCTTTTTCGTCGACGCCCGACATGATAGTACTAGTGATAAAATTCCTCAACCAATAGCGTCCGCGGCCGCACTTGCGCTCTACCGGGAACAAGTTGAACAACGGCAGCTGGTCGGACCTGAACCCCATGTCGAATCGGGTGGTAATACCCCAAGAACAGTGACCAAACACCTGGCTCTCACACATATCCATAAATTTAGTCTGGACCTCAGAGCCGTCGTTGGTGCGGCCTTGGGAGTTCACTCCGTTAGAGACGTACTCCATAAACGTAAACCCTGCGCCGGTACCATATGTTGCTTGGAGTTGAGATATGGCGGGGTTATACTGTTGTTTTAGAAGCGAGGTGTCGGTATTATAAGCGTTAGGCATAGTTCCGGAAGCGCTCATCGGCCCAGTCGTGAGCCAGTCGGCGGAGACCAAGAGAATATGATGTCTGAGCACCTGAAGAGGGTAGTAGTAGTCAAAGGCTGCTACGATCCACTCATACGATTGGCCTCCACCACTGGTTGTAATACGGTCATTAATCGCCCAGAGCTTAAATGTCCCGTCTCGAACGTCCTTCTCCCAGCCGCTCGGAGGTCCGATTACGGTTCGGCGACCACTATCACGGATGTAGTAGTTTCGGGCCGCTCCGATTGGTTCGTAACTCGAAGTCGCGTTAGCTGCTTTATCCTCCAACACCTGTACACGCGACGTCAGAGTTCGAGCGGCTGAAGCTTCCGCCTCGGCGGCCCGGATACGGGAATCGAACTGCGAAATCTTACCCGCCTCGGTTGTGACAGTTTGTTTTAGACCGTTAAACTGCGTAACAACGCCATCAGCTTTTTGCTCGGCTCTATGCGCCGCACTAGAAGCGACCGAAGCGTTAGACATAGCGCTACTGGCGGTACTAGTCGCGGAACCTGCGGTACGTACAGCCTGTTCAGCCGTAGACTTAGCCTGGTCTGCGACTTTCTTTGCCTCAATGATGGTCGACGCGTTGGGCGAGTCGCCGAGGGCCTTCTCTGCGGTCTTCACCCACTCGGTGAAGGAGTTCTTGGTGGACGTGACGTCCTGATCCAGTTTACGAGCCTTCTGTTCGAGCTCGCTTGTGACTTGCTGAAGGCGCTGGTTTGTATCGCGGATTGTCGAGTTGGCGTCGCGTACAACGTCAGTGACGTCAATTGTCTTGAGAGGGCCTGTGATGTAGGGGCAGGCTGCTGTGCCGATTGTCGACTCGATGTTGGACTGGGTGATTGTCGAGCTGTTAGCCGGCCGGAAAATATAGCAGAGCGGCATCTGCTTGGTCAGTGAGTCGTCTTTAAGCGTGGGTTTCAGCGGTGTAGCTGCGGCGACACCCGAAATATAATCGATGCTGTTCCGGCGCACGGAACTAGAAGTGTCGAACGTGAGTACCACAGCGTCATAGCGCGAGTAGTTCGGGTGTGTGTTTGCCGGGACGTTCAAAGAGGCGTACCCGTCATTGTCGAGCCACGTTCCTCGACACCAGGCACGGCCGGAGTTGATATATACCTGACTCGACCGCGATTCGACCTTAAGGCCGCCACCGACTCCGGAGAACACTCCGTCTGAAATGATTCCGGTAAAGAGAGAACCGAACTGCTGTGCGGTGTATTTACGGTCACCGTTTACCGAGTCAAAGAAGCCAGAAGTGATGGCCATAAATATCTCCTATAGAAAACTGTCTGCGGCGGGCGTGCTGTCAATCGTCGGGTATGCAGTAAAGCCGTTCTCAATAGTCCAAGAGTACGTATACTCCTTGACTCTGGCGTACTGACGTCTACCGCCGACTTCGACAGCGATTCGATCCCCGAGGTAGAAGTCCCCGTTCAACCCGTATGAGTATAGATCGTTTCGAGTAATCTCACCGGTGATGTTGTCATAGAAAGCGTGCTCATACAAAGCGCTTACGCCGTACGGTCTAAGTGTCGCGCGTACTCCCGCGTTATCGACAAGCTGTGTTTGGTTGTTCCACTGTGGGTCGACAAACATCTCTCGCCGGTTTAGTCCCTTAGCATACCGGTTCGACACGTCCTCATTGATGACGACGCTGTTATTCTGCCCGCCTTCAACGTGTACATATGCGGATGTTCGATATGTTTTAGAAGTCTTACGGTAGACGATGTTAGAGAGAGTCCCCAGCTCTTCGTTAAACACAACAGGGAAAGTGTTATCTTCCCCGCTTCGCGTCTTCGGTTTCCAGAACTGAAAACGAATCTTACCATTCTTCCAGTATGTCCGGAGTCCGCATTTGTAGATCTGGGCGCAGTATAGAAACATGTCCCATACACTCTTACCTTTGGTCTCGTAGTCGAGATGGTTAGACGCCCAAGAAGACGGATTGTCAAGGGCAATCAAATCTATCTGTCGACTTAGTTCGCTCGGATTTGCGATCTCGTCGTTGAATACTTGGAGAAGGATCTCGTTTGTGGGCACGCTGTACGGGATAACCGAGGTAGCAACAAGAACCCGCCGTTGGAGGATAGACTTCGCGTCACGACCACGAATATAAACTGCCGACTGATCTCGACCGCCCTCGTACGTGATCTCTTCGACAATCATGGTCTCCTCCGAGTAGGGGAGTTTGATGAACTTGTCCATGTAGTCGTCGAGATACGTCAGAAGGTTTGGATTTCGCTCCGGGATCCGGATCTCAAACTCGCCAACCTCCTGGTATCGCTCGGTCCAGATGAAGCTAGACCAACCTTTGATGGCAGACACCGGCGCGAGACCATAATTATAGACGGGTATTGTTTCTAGATACATTCAGACCCCCATGAAATACGTCGAATAGTACACAGTGACTGAGGAGAAGACGTTAACTGTGCGAGAGAGCGAGGTATAAACCTCAAGCGAATTCTCACCTGGCTGGAGCTTCGGCCATTTTGAGTTAATGGTAACAAGTCCAGTTGCCTGAAAGACGGTCTCATCAGGTTGGCGTATAACCGCACCGAACGTTCCTTGACGGCTATCGATCTCTAGCGTATAGCCACTTCCGGGTGTCCTACCGCTGATCAACCGGTACAAGTCAACGTTTATCTGAAGAAGTTCTCCTCGTGTATGGTTATACAAGGATACCATTCCAGGGTTGCCGACCATCGGCATTCGAATCATGAATCCGGATGGAACCTCGCCTACATATTCTATAGAGCGACTAGATACACGCTCGGTGGTGTTAAACTCCAACTGCGCAGTACCCTGGGCGTTTTGGAACGGGAAAGTAAAACCTCCAGCACGAGTCTCGAATGGGATGCCCGCCTCCCAGTTTCCCGGAAGGGTGAGGTATGGCTGAGGGCAAAGTACTACCACCTGTACCGACTCGTTTTGCGAAAAGATATTTGGGGTCACTGTCTCCACATAACCGCGTGCTTCGTAGTCGCGAACGTCGGTATGGAGTGTGATGACGACTGGTTGCTGGATTGGGAATGCGGCATAAATCATTCTACGAGAACCAGGAACGCCGTCTCCGATCATCTGAAGCTCAAACGTGATCTGGCGAGTCTCTAGTCGAGCAGCGTTATAGCGAGCACCGTCTTGGTTGTAGACGGACTGAAGAATGAGGTTTGACTTCGGCGGACCGAGGCCTGTAATATCGTTAATGAGTACGCCCATCTCGTCGGGGCGCTCGAGTTTGAACGTATAGGAATCCCCTGAAGGATTCGTAACAGTGAAGCCTCTAAGCATACACCCTCCAAGACGGTGGAAGTGTCCGTTCTGGAACAGTTTACTTCCATTTTGACTGATTAGTAAGACAGAGCCGCCTCTTTGATCTGACGCAGCTGGTTTTGCGTATTACGGTAGATGTCCATCGCCGACAATGCCTCCGGAGAGGTATTGTTCTGCGTGAAGTTGATCTCCGTAGTGCGGTTTACAGTCTGCGCTTGCGGCTGCGAAGGCGGTTCAGGTGTTCGCGGCCTTGCGGCTTCGACGTTTGCCCGGATCGTCTGCTGCGAGTTGAACAGACTATTGAGCTGATCCGCGCCAGCCTTAGCTTTGTCGAGGTCGAGCACTGGAGCGACCACCGGATTAATCTCGAGGTCCAGGTCCTCAAGGTTAATACCCTTAAAGACTTCGTTAACACTATCGATCAGCTCCTGGGAGACTCTTGTCGCGGATGTTGTCGCCTCGGAGCCGCCCTCGTCTATACCGATTGACAGACCTTCCATAGTGAAGCGCCCAATTTGCTTGAACACCCTCGACGGCGATCGTATACCGAGAACCTTCTTGGCGCCGTTGACCATGCCCTCGAAGAACCCTTTAACCTGTTCTCCGAACCATTTGGCAGCACCTTTAATACCCTCCCAGACACCACGGACAATCGCACCGCCGATATCCTTGATTAGCCCGACGATACCACTGAAGGCGGCCTTTATAGCATCCCATAGGGCGTTTATAATAGACCTACCCAGTCGCCCCATAGCTTCGATAAGTGCCATGTGGTTCTCATCGATGGCGGTGGCCATACCGTTGATGAAGTCGATGATCGCCTTAGCCCCTGCGTCAACAATCTTTGGGATCGTTCGACCAAGAGCCCTTAGGAATTCAGCTATGATCTCGCCGACGACCTCTGTCACTTCATAAATATGGTCGCGAATACCTCGAAGAAGACCGAGTATAATCTCTATACCAGCTTCTACGAGTTTAGGTACCAGTGTGATCAATGCGTCGAGGAGGGATGTGATCAAAGTAACGCCCGCGGCTACAAGCCCTGGAATGTTATCGATGAATACCTGGATCATACCGCCTATAAACAGCGATACGGCATTCATAATAGTGGGCATGTTCTCGCCGAACACGGCGATCATGATAACAATCGTTTCGGCAAGCTTCTGTCCCATGTACGGCAGAATTGATAGGAACGATTGTATCGCGGATGTTAGGATCTGGATGCCCGCGCTACCGGCTGTACCGATGGTGGCAAGCCCAACACCGAGTGCTAGAACGCCAAGACCGAATACGGCAACGGCGGCTGCGAACGTAAGAAGCGCAAGCGCTAGAGCCTGCATAGGAGCAATCGCTTTTGCAAGAAGTACCGAAGCGCCGGCCAGAGCTACGAGTACTACAACTAGTGCGCCGACACCGATGGCCACAGGTCCAAGACCGGCAGCGCCAAGTAGAAGGATAGTTGGAACCAGGCTACCAACAGCAACGCTGAGAAGTAGAAGAGACGCCGCAGCTCGAGGGTTGGGTTTGATTTTGGACAGGAGAGCCATACCACCAATAAGACTAGCGAGGGCCAACCCCATCCCAATCATACCCTGAACAAGCTGTCCAAGATCTATACCGCCTAGGGTTCTGACAGCTTCCACAACTAGCAGAAGACCTACAGACATTGCGAGAAGCCCCACACCAGCCGGGAGAGCTTCTTTGTCTAGAAACTTCATAGACGCCGTAACAGCGGCCATTACTAGGAACAGAGCAGTAAACCCTTGGATGAGCACGCCTATGTCCATTGCGCCAAACTGCGAGATCACGTCTACAAGTCTCTGCATAGCCACAGCCATCGCTATAAGCCCCAAGCCGCCTGATGCATCAAACTTGGAATCGCCGGTCAGACGCATAAACAGTCCCATAGCTGTGAGTACTGCCGTGATCGCCAAGACACCCTGTAGTGCTTCTTCCGCTTTAAGACGCCCGACCTGCTGAACTGCGAGGGATATAGCTAGGAGCGCTATACCAATAGCAATCATCTGTCTACCTACACCGCTACCCATCTTGTCAAGATCTGCGGCTTTGGTGAACAGTACAAGCGCCGTGAGTACCGAAGCAATACCGGCGATCCCTTTAATGAGATCTTGCCAGCGCATTTGACCTAGCATTTCTACAGACTTGGAAATAAGGATGAGCGCCACACCCAATCCAATAAGACCTAGAGATGTCTTTGCTAGGTCGTTGTTGGCAGGCATCTTTTTGACAGTGTGCACAAGCTGCTCTAGAACCACGCCGAGTGCCAAAAGCCCAACAGTCAGCCTGAACGGATCCATTTTGGCGAACTTCTCTAGCGCTTTTGTAAGGAGGAGTACTGACACAGATATGATCAGAAGACCGAATGCCACCTTAGCAAATTGCATGCCTGTCAAACCATCACTCTTCGAGATGAGGTAAAGCATGCCCGCGACTTCCCCTAGGAGTACAGTCAGTGCAATAAGGCCTTGGGTCAGTTTAGCGGCGTCGATGTTCGAGAGCGCCCAAACCGATGCCGCGAGTACTCCGATTGCGAAAGCGATAGTGAGAAGCGTTCGAGCTTTGACTTCTCCAGTAAGAGCTTTGAGGTGGTTTTTAACAGCGTCGACGACTTTTCCGAACTTGTCGATCATTTCGGCGGTGTTCTTGAGGTTCTTTTTAACCTTACCGGCGATTCCCGCTAGACGCTGTACCAGTATGAACAGTGCAGTACCGATACCCGCGCCCAGAGTTAGGTTTGTGCCAGCTAGGAACTGGTTATACTCCTCGCCTACAGATTTGACGCCGTCCTCCTTCTTCAGCTTCTTGTTCAAGTCGCTGAACACCTTATGGGCGTCGTCCCAGGCTTTTCGTACATTCGCCGCAAACCCGGCAGCAGCCTGCGACAAGATATCAAACCATTGTTTGATCTTCTCAAACGCCGCCAACGACCCGGCGGTTGTGACAGCGCCGATCTTTCCGAGCTCCTGGTTAGTAGCTTCAGCTGCGCCTTGGGCCGCGGGAACCAGGAAGGCTTTGAGCTCCTCTAATTTCTTCTGCGTTAGCTGTGCAAAGTCGCCGAGCGTACGCCATACGTCTGTGCCGAAGCGACCGATAACTTCACCGGCTTGGACAATGTACGGGGTCGCCACTGAGACGAGCCATTTAACCCAGTCACCAAAAGCCTGAACTTGCTTAAGGAAGAAATCGGATTCCTTTGCGGCATTAGACAGGTTTGTTACCCAGTCTGCGAGGCCGGCGACAAACTCGAGAATGCTGCCGTTGCCTCGCGGAAGTAGGGATATGAGGTCGTTTAGTAGAGCCCCAATACCGCGAGCGACTGCAAGAACGGCCTGAGTAACGAGTGAGAATACAGAGAACAATCCTTGGAATATTCGCTTCAGCTTTTCGGCACTCGGCTCCGATAGAATCAGACCTTGGGTGATGCGCTCAAGACCTTTAGATATCTCAGCCATGATCGTGCCCATAGTTGGGGGGAACACGGCATGCCAAGCATCACGAATTGGGCCAAGTATCCGGCCAATACCAACGAGCACGTTTTTCAAAGCATTAACGATGGCTGTTCGACCACCAAGATCGCGCCACTGCTGCCACATCTGGTTTCGAGCGTCAGCCGACTCACCGATGACTTTACCTAGAACGTCAGAGAGCCAGGTGAACAACTCCTTAGCCTCGTCAAAGTCGCCGAGGATGATGCGCCACGTCTGAGCCCATCCTGTCCCTTGTGCTTCGCCGATTGTCTCGAGGAGCTGACTGAAGGTTTTAACCTCCGTTGCGGCTTTCAGCGCCGTCTGCCCCAACTTCTCGTAATACTCTGCCTGATCGGCAGTGTAGCCTTTAGCCAACAAGTCGGCCTTGGTCATTTCACCGTTCATGACCTCAAGGGCCCGTGTCATGACATCAGCGGTGAGCCAGCCGCCCTTCAACGACTCGCGGAATGAACCATTCTCGAACTTGTTACGAGTCTTCTTGTCCATCTGCTCCACTGCGCCCATGGCGCGAGCAGTATCCTTCAGCAGCTGCTGAATCTGCTGGCCGCCCATTCCGGCCTGCTCCATCGAGATCCAGTCTTGAAGCGCTACTCGCCCAGCAGCCATAGCCTGAGACATCTGGTACATCGCGCCAGCAGCTTTTTGACTATTGGTGCCCGAGAGCGCCGCAACGTTAGACAAACCTTTAATGGATTTGACTGCGGGTTCGAGCTTGACACCGGCCGCGGTGAACGTGCCGATGTTTCGCGTCATCTCGGTGAAGTTGTAGATCGTCTTGTCGGCGTAGTCATTAAGTTGGTCTAGGTACTTATTGACTATCTGAACATTGGTCCCTTCCTTAAGGGTGTTTGCGAGAATAGTCTGAACAGCGTTGATCTGCGTTTCGTATTCTCTAAAACCACCCATGGGGGCATCAAAAATCAGATTCTTTGTCCACTGTAGAGCGGAGTCGACAACCTTACTGGTGATGTTGGCAAGGGCGGTGATCGCCGCGACCTCGAACGCTTTGAACCCGCTGGATGCCTTATCAGTTGCTTCCTGGAGGACATCCATTTTGACGTTTTGGGCTGCGGCGGAGATCTTACCGAATCCGGAAACCGCTTTGTCGAAGTTGATAGCGTTGTTGAAATTTTGCAGGGAGTTCTGCGTTTGTTTGATGCCTTGTTCGAACTGTTTATTGTCGAACTTCATCGACACAACGCGCTCATCGAGCTGTTTACTCATGCCGAAGTCACCACCTTCCAAACGTCATCGGCGATCTTGTCCATGATCGGTTTAATTGTTCTCGGAATGTAGGACCTACCGCGCACCCATCCGCCAGTACCTGTAGCGTGCCCGTACTCGAGGATGATGGCGATAGGTACACCTTTATTGTGGTGCGAGTTGGTCCAGGAAATACCCCATACACCATCTTTATACTCGATGGTGTAACTCCAGGACTGTGCCGTCACGCCACTAGCTTGCGGGGTGGCTGCGGCGAGTGCTTGTACGCCCTGTTGCCCGTAAGCTTCAAGACGGGACCGAACATCCGGACGGACGATCTTAGCTAGGAACTGCTGGGTCTTGCTGAAATCACCTCTGCTGGTTACGCTGAGCACGGAGTCGCTCCTCAGTTTCGGCCCGTCGCTTTTCGTTGATCGAGCGATAACGGGACAAGGTTTCGGACTGCGCCTCTTTCTTGCGCTTTGGGTTTTGTTGATAGCCACAAACTCGAATAAGCATCATCAGCCTATTCAAGTTCCAGTACTGGCACTCGAACGGTATGCGGTACGCAACCATCCAGCCATAAATCTCTTCAGAGGTGACTGGACGCGCCCGTCCGTCTTCACCGCCACGAAACGTAGTAGCAGTATGCGAATCGTCGAGGTATTCTTGAATCTGCTTCACCTCGGACGGTCCGATACGCAACAGATCTTTATTCGAGACTCGTCCCTCCGCCATACAGCGAAGGTAGTCGATAATCATCTCGTGCGATTTGTTATCGCCACCGAGGAAGGGCGTCTTCCATTTTGACTCCCACTCGGCGACGGCTACAAGCGAATGCTCAAGCCGCAGCTCGATGGGATCATCGGAGATGAAAGTCTCAGTGACTTCATCATATCGTTCGCCACCGGGGATGCTGAGCTCAAGCATTCACTTGTAACCTTTCGTCTATTAGGAGGCCAGAGCCTTGATCTCGTCAGGAGTCGGGAGTTTCGGGGCGACGCCGTCGCTTCCACCCTGCGAAGTAGGAGCCTTGCCGTAGAGCATTTCCTGCACCTTCTTGAACTTTTCCTCCTCCATACGAGAGGAGCGGATGATGAGATGCGCCGTAGGGGCCTTGCCGGAGACGTTCGTCTGTTCGGTGCTGAACTCCCAAGACAGAGTCGTAGGCTCGGGGCTCTCATTCAGCGTCTCGTTGTCGGCGCTAGACGGCGCAGCCTTGCAGCCATAGGCGATGTGGATTTCCTCGCCGTATTCATACCCCTTGACATCGGACGCGATTTTGGTTCGCCAACACAGAGCGAACTTGCGGCGGGACTGCTGGGTGATAGCAACGCCTTTAGCAATCTCGGCTTCACCGTCACAGACGTCGAACTCCGGGGGGGACTGGAACGCCTCGATGGTGCCTTTAAATTTCTCTGGGGAAGTGACGACTGCATACACACGGTTGTCCGCGTACTTCTCGGTAGCCTCTGCGCCCTCGGGAGACTGGCTGATTTTAGTTAGGCCGTTCCATGCCACGCCTTCGCCGTAATGACCAGTGTCGTCCATTACGAACAGAACACCGCGGTCAACACCACCCTTGTACAGGCGTTCGCCGTCCTTATCCCATACCAAAGCGTCTTTCGCCACGTGGGACTCCTTTCGTTAGTTGTAAATTGTGAACACGTCGTGATAGAGGTTGTTCACAGCATAGTGTCTGTTCATAGCACTCAACGGAATGCTAAGAATCTTCTCAGGAAGCTGACTGTCTGGTTCTCGATAGATAGCGATCACCTGATACTGTCCATGTGTAACGTACGGCGTGTCATCCGCATGGTTGACATCGTAGTCGACTTTAGAGTATATAACGCAGGGATACTCAAGTTGGACAGAGGGCGGGGGCTGATAGTATACTTTGGCGGAGCCAGCGGCAGCTTTTAGTCTCTCATGGAGACGTTGGCGTGGGGCCATTGTATACCTTCCCAACCGTAAGCGACAACCGGGGGCGTCGCACTTCAGCGTAGTTCACACGCCACCTTTTCCCGCCCCAAACAACATATCGAATGTTGGTGAAGTTCTGAGAGGCATAGGCGTCCATCATAACGCTAAACTCGTGCGACGCCACCAGGTCATCGTTAAGGTTCTCGCTTGTCTCCCACCGACGGGCTATCCGGTTTACATCACCGATGGCTTTTCGCTCAACGATCTGCTCCTCGAATACCCCGTCAGCAGTTTCGACATAGTCGGCATACCCGAGCATACCAACAAAGCGTGCCATTTTGACCTATCAGGCCTTCTTTCGCTCGAAGACGACGGCGGACTTCGGAGTGGTCAGGGCACCGCTCATGTAGATCTCGTACAGGTACTTCATCTGGTTGAAGTCGATGTCGAAGAAGTCAAAGTACGAAATCTCGCCACCGCTGTCGTTGCCAAGTGTGTAGTCACCAAGGTTGACGGCGATACCAATCAGATCAACTTCGGAAGAACCGACAGTCCGCTTCAGTCCGTCGAACTCAGGGACCTCGACGATGTTGGACACGCGCATGCGGCGAGCCAGGATATCGTCGGTCGGGTACATGTACGCACCATTCTTGTCTTTGACAAGCTGGAGGTCAACCATCGTCTGCGGAGAGACGAAGAGCGTAGGCATACCCTTACCTCGGTACTCGACCATACCGCGAGTCACAGACTCAACCAACTCGACGCCTTCGACAGTCTTCTCGACAGTCTTGTGGATAGAGTACAACTCGTCGTCGGTCCAGATCGGGCGAAGCTTCTCGGGATCGATCTTATCCACAGAGCTACTCTGACGGCCGTCACCAATCAGGATGGCACGAGCGAGCTCCTTGTCGAGCATGACGCGCATTTCCTGCTTAACAAAGTCAATGACTTTGAGATTAGTAGAGTCGATGACGTCCTGGCGATCGAACTTCTGCTTCTTGTAGATCCAAGTGGGGTGAGTCTCACGCTTCAGCAGCTTGAAGACCTCTTCGACCTTATTGTTACCCTTGGCATAACCCTTCGCCCGAGCTTCGTCAGCGGTGATATCCGCGTGCAGGCTTTTCACCTTACCGTGAGGGAAGCGACGAACGTTGCCGAGAACGTTGGCTACCCATTCCATCCGGTTGGCTATGAAATCTGGAGTGTCGGAGACGGCGGTTGCCTCAGGGAAGAGGTACTCGATCTTCTCGATGCCGTACTGGGCTGCGTGCTTCAGTGCTGTGGTGCTGAACTTACCGCCGACGTCGATAGCCTCACGGATCATCCCGTTAATCTGGTCGCCAGTCATCGTGTGGCGAATATCGTTCGACGCAGCGTTACCCTGGAAAACGTTGTGGGTCAACTCGCTATCCTTCGTGTCAGAGTGTTTGATGGTGTCAGCGCTGTCAGCAGAGTGCTGAGCGTCCTCGGCCGGCGCCTCATCGGCCTTTTCCTCTTCGTCGTCCAGCTTACCTGCGGCGGCCTGCTCCACGAGCCAGGCTACGACGTTCTTCTCTTCCTCGGACATGCCGTCCAAGATGTCTGCGACGGTTTTACCGCCCTCTTCAGCCGGGGGGTCTTCCCCACCGTCCGTGTGCTGGAGCTGCGATCCAAACTGAATCAAAGCCTCCCCTTCCAATTCCTCACTCAACCCATCCGAGTGAGTGAGATATACTTCATCAATCCGCGCTTCCGGATTTGCCCCCACAAGAACCAGAGAAACCTCAACAAGTTCGCCGTGCATGACGGTAGCGCCCTGCTGCTTCAGATCCTTTGCATAGATCGAGAGCGAGTTCAGGTCGCCGTGCTTGACAAGCTCGCGAGCGGTGTTCGCCGTAGCCGTCTCATTGAACATACACGTGGCATACATTCCATCATCGCGATGTTCGAGAGTTGCTCGCCCGAGGATGTTCTCAAGATTGCGGCCCCCGTGCTCCCAGACAAGCGGAACCGTGGCGCCATCCTGGTGCTTAAATGCATTTGGCGCAATAGTTCGGCCGTCAGAGCACAGAACATTAGCTCGGGTTGCATACCCCGAGAAGTCTGCTTTCATTTTGACCTTTCGTTAGACAGCGTCCTGTGTGGGCGCCGTGTCTTCGACGGGTAGGTTCGGATTGCGTAGTTTGTCAGCATCCGGATCATTCGCCGGTGGTAGTCCGAGGACCGAACGGAACTCATTCGGAGTCACGACCTGATTACGAATCAGCTTATCGCCGAGCTCGGCCAGTTCTGAGACGGGAACGAGTGAGAACGGTTCTGTGAACGTTGTAAGTTCGTGACCGAGACCGCGTGCGGTCGCCGTCAAGAACTTCCGACGAAGTTCCTCAACAACGGCTTCAACCAATGGTTTAATAGTCCGCTGTCGATAGTTCATCATCGTCGACTCGTTAGCTGTTCCGGCAAGAACTTCTTCCGTAACACCAAGCTCAGCGTGCAGACGTTTCGTCAAGTACTCGATCTGAGACAGAAGCGTATTCTCGACGGGCCGATTGAGCTGTGTGATCTTCTCGGTCGCGTCGGCATACGCGATGCCGTACTTGGAGCCTGTAAGCTGATCTGTTATCTCGCTGAGTCGCTGTTTAGCCTGCTGTTTTCGAGCCTCAGACCGAACGGTATATGGGAGCTGGAAGATCAAATCCAACTTGTTCGCCGCAGCAGCGTCGTCTGCTGAGTCCAGAAGAGCCAACTTATGCGACAGTCTCTGGAATGTAGAGTTTGGCGCATTCAGAATCGGATACAGCGGAGACTCAACGATAGCTACTGTCTTCTTCGGAAGAATTACTTCGTCGAGTTCGCCACGCTCCTGATTGAACAGTTTAACACGCACGTATTCAGGAAACCACTCTATCACCTCGCCGACACGCATGGTCTTAATGTCGTACGACGCAGATCGGGATGGATCGAGCGTGGTATCAACAGGGACTATGGCGCAGACACCCTTGTTGAGTAGCGTCTGAAATATGTCGAGCCTGAGAGCCTGAGCGCTCTGGTCAATGTTGGCCTCTACATTCAGACAAGAGTGAAGCCCATCACGGATGACTTCGTCAGTCTGCCCCTTACCATTCATTTTGACGTGGTGGATCTTGACCGACGCGCAGTCCATCGCAATTCGTGTCTTGACTGCTGCTAGGACCGAAAGCTCACTGCTTATGTATGTTCGATTGACCGGACTGCGACTATATCGTCCATATGAGTAGTCTATTCGAATCTCTGGATTGCGGAAGGCGTTCCACGCATGGCGAAGTCTATCGCCAAATGGCGCCATAGCGCCTCCTTTCGTTATTCAAACGCGTCGCGGTGAAGCTTATACGCCACGAATGCGTCCATTAGAGCCGCCACAGCATCGACTTTGTCTTCGGCTCGTTTCTTCATGAGTTTGCGGTTGCCGTTTGTGTCCTCCATCGTAATGGCGTTGCCGAGGCAGAACGACATAAGCTCCTCATCAAACAGAAGCTCACGGCGGGACGCGAACGTCTTCAGTTCACCAAGCGGCACAGACTCGGTGCGCGCACCCTGCGGAACCTTCTCGATCCCGTAAGGCCCATTCTCCATCTCCCACCGGGCTACAAACTCTTTGGCGTTGTACGGATCGTAGCCGAATGAGCGGACATCGTACGAATTCTGTTCAATGAAGTGGTCCAGATCGTCATACACGCCTCTATCGACTTCCAACATTGTTCCTGGGAGAACAACCAAAGACCCCTCATCAAGAAATTCTTGGTACTTGAGGCGAAGCGCCGCGTGTAGGCGGTCAAGCGTTACTTCTGTAATGTAAGATCTAGTCTTTACGCCGAAACCTCCGCCAGGGAGCGGAAACAGGAATGTGAAAGAGCAGAAGTCGTCACCTCTAGATAGGTCGGCGCCCATAGAGCACGGCATCTTCCAGAAATTCTTCGGCGGGTGGGGACGAGTCTCTTCATACGTAAAGAAGTAGGTGAAACCCTCGAGAGGGATACCGAACCTCTTGGCCAGAATATCGTTTCGAGCCGATGGGACTTGCTCTGCGCGATCGACATCTCGCTGATATGCGTCATACGATACTGTAATGCCAATATTCGGCTGTGCTTTAACCCACATACGTGGATCGGCGACTTCCTTAACGTCGTCCAGCTTGTAATACCAGATGGAGACGTGTGGCGCGGTCATCTCGCCCCGAAGAATCTTCATCAACTCCATCTTCTGAGCATCGCCTGCGCCATTGCGCACGGTTCCCTCGGAGGATATGGCAATGATCGAATACTCTTCGTGCTTAGATGAGCCCTGCTCGATAGCGCCGATCACGTTCTCCCGAACATCACCCGACAACCATTCATCAATCGTGTTGTATTTTGACCGAAGACTCTGAAGTCGGTCGATTGACATCGGTCGAATCTCGACAAGGGAGTTGGTGAGGAAGTTCTGGATGCCCATCTTTGTCGGGGCAAGCTTCTGTCTCCTTGCTGGATCGCCGGAGGTGTTCTTGTTTGACCCGTGAGTCAACATCTTGAACAGCGGGCCTCGGGCGCGAGTGATCGCAGTTCGGATCGGAGAAAGGACCTCGTCGGCTTGACGCATTGTGGGCGCAGTGACGATCTGGTGCGTAGTACTGGTGTCAATGTTGAGCCAGTATGCCTGCCATGTTGCAGCGTACATCGACTTTGCGCCGCCTCGGGCAACGATAATGTATTGCTTCTTGGTCAGGCGCATCTTCTTCCGGCGAAGTTCATATTGCCCACCCGGACGATCTTTATGCGGGACGAAGACGGTACGTTCTGTGAAGTAATACCAGCCCCAAAGTTGTTCCGCCCAAAGCTTGAACGAATCGAGCAGGTGGAGATCTTCGCCGTCTGTAGTTGTAAGCTCACTCTCGCAGTACTTAACGTAGCCGTCTATAGCCGAATCATCGAAGTACATGTTTGGATCTGCGATCAGCGCGTCAATGCGGTTCATCTCTTGCGAGATCTCCTCACAGACAGGAATCTCACCGCGCATTACTTTATTGCGAAAGATTCCGTAGTAGTGCGGTGTCGCAGTATTCGAGAGTGCCACTTACTTCCCCCTAGATCGAACAGTACGGCCTTTCTCGTCGATCACGCTTCCGCGTTCGAACATGAAGTCACCGTACCGATCTCGAATCTTGCCTTCCGTCGTTTTAGCCGAGGCCGTCGGACCATTGTACGTCCGCTTGAACTCCGCACTCATGTTTTCCCAACGGCGACGGAACGAGCTCTTGGCGCCGCCAGAGCCTCCTGAAGGCGATTGGGGTCCCGGTTTGGTTGGGAGATTTGGTGCGCCGGCATCAGGTTTGTCTTTTGGGGTGTCGTCGCTCTTAGGTTTATCAGGTTTCGTAGACCCGGTCTTTGTCTGGCGGATGACCTGGTTGAGATATCCAGTCGCCTGCTTACTGATCAGGGCCGACACGGTTGCCGCAGCTTGAGCGGCGAGTTTGTCTCCAACTCGCGATGCGAACTTCTCCCATCCAGAACGAGTCAGCTTGGAATACTCGGCATCCATTTTGATGCGATCGATGGTTGCACGAAGCTGTTTATCTGTTAGGTGGGCGGTTTTCTTTCCTCGGATCAGACCACCGCCGGATTCGGCGGGTTTGTTCTGGTTTTCACTGAGGTCAGCCTTGGTATGAACCTCTGGTTTCTTCTTTTGGCCAACGACGGCCATACCCCAGAACTTTGGCACTTTACGCTTTGAAAGGCGCTCCATCGTACCGCCGCCAGAGCGAGCTTTCCGAACTCCCCACTTCATCCCCTTTACGCCATGATGGGTTAGGGTATCTGTCTCCATGTGTCTACACCTCCTTGATGTCTCTCGACATGGATGTTAATTCGCCATGCGAGCTCTTGGAGCTGTTTGTCGATGGCGCTGACAAGAAATGCGTTTTGTGGGGGGTCGAAGAGTTGTCGGACTTTAAGATAAACAAAAGGCTTGACTTCCTCGGGGTAGCCTCCCTCAAAGACCTGTGGCCAGTCGATCTCCTGATTCGTGACGTAAGTCTTTGTATTGACTCCGAGCTCGGTTAGAGTACTTAGAGCCGAATTGATAAACGTCCGAAGCTCGATGTCGAAGTCGTAGTTATTCCACTCAATCCCACAGAACGCTTTTACATCTGCCAGTACACTCATGTTGGCCTCTTTCCCCAGAGACACGTGTCGCCTGGAAGTCGCGCGACGACAGGTTTTGGCAGAAGTCCGTCATCGCCATAGTGAATAGCTTGATGCGTTCTCATACTGACGCTGATCAAGTAACGAGGATCGATAACGTCAGGATTCCCGCTCTTCAGATCAATAGGTTGCATCGGATTCATGTGATGAATATAGATCCGTCCGTTGATAGGATAGTCTCGATGCCCTATATCGAATCCGTCGTCTCGCAAGATGACTTGGTCGCGTATGGATTTCCACTCAGCACTTCTGTAGAACCGCTGGTTCAACCAACGGTCTCCTCCGAACGTACGTTCGCCCACGCCTTGCTTGATTCGAAGATAGCGGTAGCGATCGAAGTAGTCCTCAAGTGCAAAGAGCTCCTCAGTCGTCCTCAGACTCACCGCGATATCCCTTCATCGCCTCAAGAGCCTCCGCGTACAGCTCCTCGACGCGTTGTCCAGATTCAAGAGCGGACACACGGGCCTTAAGAAGGGTGTTTTCGTTCTCCAAACGCTCTCGTTCGAGCTCTTCGCGAACGGGATCAACCTTCAGGAACTGAATAATGAGCTGATTGCTGGCTGTACCGTCCTCAAGCTTTGCTGCCGCGAGGTCGTAAGCCATTGCTTTCAGTTGGTTGGCTCTCCCTGCGGCCGTTTTTGCGGGTGGACGGCGACGTTTGGTGGTTGTTTCGGTTCGTTTCGCCGCCATTGGCCGCCTTTCTATTCGATTATCGCCCTCGACTTCTCAGATTTTGGACCCTTCGGGGTAATTTCGGAGAGCGCGCGATGCAGGGTGGGGGGTTCTTTTCGAGAGGACCCCC